ACCAGCGCTAGCCCAGTACCTCAGGTACGAATCGACGTGTCCGGGGTGGTGCTGATGCACCTGGACAGTGTGGGAGATACTCCGTCCCAGGCCAAGGTTGGCGACCTGGTGTATTGCGGCACGAGCAACACGGATGACATGACGCTCGACTCGACAGGGCGCACGCATCCCATCGGGATCCTGTGGTTTTACCGCAGCGCCACTGATGTGGACGTCAAACTTTTCACGCCGGCTGAGATGCTGGTCCAGGCCACGGCGTAAAGGAGAATAACAATGGCACAAATCATCACCAGTGAGCTCCTCACCAATGGCCTGAGGATGGAGTTCTGGGATACGTACGAGAAGATCAAGAACCGGTTGCCCGACGAACAGTTGGGCATGGTGATGGATCTCTCGATCACGGCCACCAACCGAAAGCATGATTTCGGGTACATCGAGGCGGCGCCGCACGCCGAGCAGTGGGTGCGAGGTGCCGGCATTCCGGAAGACGCGATGGACAGCACGAAGTTCTCCGTCACGGCCTACAACTGGGGCCGCCGGGTGAAGTGGATGGAGGATGACCGAGAGGATGAGCAGACGCAGAGTCTGCTTCCCATGGCTCGCATGGCAGGCGAAAGCTTTGCCCTGCTTCCGCAGCGGTTCTTCTTCGATCTCATCACCAACGACAGCGCGCTGAACAGTACATTGCCGGCGGTGCCGAATGCGCCGGACGGCGCGGCCATGTTCTACGCCACCGACGGGGACGGAGACGACCGGTTCGGCGTCAGCGGCGGTAACCTGATCAGCGGTGGCGGAGTCACCACCACGGCGCTGATCCAGTCCGATTACTACACGGCGCTTCAGAGGTTCTCGGAGTTTCAGGATGGAAAAGGTTACCCAATGTTCAATCCCGGCACTATCGATGGCGGGGTGGTAATTATCTATCCTCCCGAGCTGCGCGAGATCATGGAGAAGGCGTTCCTCCAGAAGCGACAAGGCGTGGACATCACCGGAAGTAACGCTGGCACCACGCCCACCAACATCATCTTCGATGCGAGTCGAAACGTGACGCTCTGGTGCTCCAGCTACCTGAGCGATGCGAATGATTGGTTCGTGTTCCTGAAGAACGCTCCGGTTAAGCCGACCTTCACGATGGAGCGGCGGGCTTTGCGTGAACTGACGTCCCTGATGGACGACAACAACAGTGATTCCGTGCGCACCACGAAGGAGGAGTACATCCAGTGGGATAGCCGACTGGGTGCTGGGATCGCACTGCCTTACGCAGCGATCAAGGTGACGAATACGTAAACTCCGGCGGGTGGGTGGCCGTCGTTGATTCCTTCCGGCGGCGGCCACCATTTTTTCTTTTTGGATGTCCAGGAGCGAATGGAGTAGTTCGATGGACGACGACGTGAGAAATGAGCTGGATGATGGGAATAACACTCCCGATCCAGGTGTGCGTCCGGTGGATAAAAGCCGGGCATCGAAGCCGAAACCCAAGCCTAGTACGAACGGCAGGCAGTCCATCCCGGGAAAGCAATTTGTACCGGACTTGGACGCCCTGCGAGGAAAGGAAGGCGTGTCGGAGCGGTTCACGTTCTGGTGCGGCCTTACCGACAATTGCCCGGTAAACCAAATTGACGTGGCCGGTGTTGGTTTTGTCAAGACGGTGGACAAAGTCATCAACGACAGGGCGTCCGGCACGACGAACCGGGTGCCCCAGCCCGGCGGCCTGATCCGAATCGACAAGAAGCAGTTCAATCGACTCTGCGAGGCCCTGCCGCGCATTATCATTCGGTTCAAGCGCCAGCCGGAAGTCCGATCGACAGGAAACACCGGAGATCCCGAGGTGAGGGCGAAGAAAGGCCACCTCGTAACCATTCCGGCGGACGAAACGGTTCAGGCGCTCGAAAAGAACGGGCTGCCGGTGAGGAATTACTCTCGAGAGCCTGGTGACGAGCCGGCGGCGCGGTACATGTACTGCGAGTATCGTGAAGACGGGAAGCGTGGACACGAGGCAGGAACCATCGAGGAGATTGGTATTCCTGTCCCGGACGAGTTCTTGGCGGAAAAACCGAAACGTCGGGGACGCCCCCCGAAAAAGAAGGACTAGATCATGAGTGGCACCCCGTCCGAAGCTGAAATCCGAACCATCTGGCGAAACACCGTCGACCTACTGGAAACTGTGCGGGCGAACCTCGACGGGTCCATCGCTGGAAATGGTAACAAACTGGACACCCTCTTACAGTCCTTGGAGGGTGAGTACACGCCGAGCGGTGTTGCGGGTGCCGCCAGCGTGTTTCGGGCGGGGTGCTCCTCTTTAATCAGCCCCGGGATGGTGCGTAGTTTTCTGGATCCGATCCTGTACGAGTACGGAAAGATCCTGTCGGATAGTTCCACCTACGGTTTTGGTGGTGGCTTTGCCAGTTCGGACGAGTTGTTCCGCGCGCTGTATGACTGGTTTATCGATAACAGCGACACGGTGCAGAGCCGAAACATCACGTTCGACACTTCCGCTGCGGGAACGGGAAGCAACACCGGCAACGGTGCCATGTCCAGGCTTACCACGGACGAGAACGGTTACGACTTGGAAGCCTGCACGGTAGAGACGAAGAAGTTCATCTGCGTCGGCGATCAAAACTCCGGCACGGATGAACATGCCGAAATCTTTCAGTGCATGGGCGAACAATCCTCCATGGACGCCTTGCTTCGATCGAGCTTTGGCAGTGGGCTTGGTTCGAACGTGTCCATTCGTTCGCACCACGCTGGTTCAGGTGCCGGCGGCAGTCTGCTGACAAACAGCAGCTTCAGTGATTACAATTCCAGCAACACACCGAAGTTTACGTCTTGGACGCAGGACAGCGGGGCCGCCAATATCAGCCAGGACACGACCAATTATTACCGATCCCATCCCGGCGCCTCTACCGACGGATCGCTGAAGCTTAGTGGCGACGCCAAGATCAGCCAGGCGGTATCTGCGATGCGGGTGCGCCAGTTGGACGCGAACACCCCGTACTTCTTGCGGCTCATGTATAACAGGCAGACGGGTTCCGGAGATGGCACATTAGCGATTCGGCTTGGGTCACACAGTGTGACGGCCACCATGTCGGCACAAACTGGGTGGAACGAACTTCTTCTCACCATCGGGCAGAACAGTTGGTACAAGAACTTTAACGAAGACCCGTTGGATGTTGAAATCGAATTGTCCAGTTGGAGCTCCGGCTATGTTCTTGTAGACGATGTAATCCTGGCTCCGTTTGATTTCATCGATGGGACGTATTGGTTCCTTCGGGGAAACTCAGCAACGCATACTCCGTGGTTGGTGGATGATTTCTTAAGTTTTACCGATACCGGCGGGGCACCGACAACTGGAAAAATCCAGTGGTGGTGTTGGGTGGCTGGACTGGGTTATCTCCCCAGCACCACGGGCACCCCTGAATTCACGGATCCGTAATATGTCAGCAGCTACCGAGCTATGGACGAAGGTAACGGAGGCGTATGACAGTGCGGGACTGATCTCGTTGACGAATATCCGGGATCGCACGGCAACCACCGTCAATACGTCTGTGGGACAACAGGCGGCACAAGACGTGATCTACCTGTGGCCGCAGTATGCCCAGGAAGAGTACGATAGCACGGACAACGCCCAGGTCCTTTTGGCCGCCATGGCGGTTATTGCACTCCTCTGGCGTCGTGGTGGATCATCTACATCCATCGCCAAAGTGGAGTGGGAAGAAGTGTTTGGGCCGGATGGATTGATCGCCAATTTCAAGCAAACCAACGCCAGGGCGCGTTCCTCGCCCAGCACAAATTCAGGCGTCACCCAAAAAGCTGAAACAGACGGCCGCGGCGGCAATGTCCGCGGTTGGGCGGATCGCGAGAGTTTACCACAGGGCATTCTTCCGACTCGGCGCAGCGCGTCTTACGAGGAATAGACATGTCTTCCGTGACGTTCCGCAAGGGCGACAAGGTCCGGCGGATCGAGAGGAACCTCGGTGGGCCGAAGGATGCTTTAAAACAAATAGGCGCCATGATGGTAGCGGAAAGTCAGCAGGCTTTCAGGCGCCAGAGGCTCACAAAAAAACGTTGGCCGGCTCGTGCAAGGATCAACGTGTTCGGTATCATTTCCGACTTCGCCATGGGGCGGAAAAAGCCACCAGGAAGGCGATTTGACAGGCGCCCTGCTTTGGTGGACACGGGCAGACTTCGCGCCTCTATTGCATTTCGCGCAGTAGGATCCAAAATAGTGGAAGTAGGCACGAACCTTCCGTATGCTGCGGCACACCAAAAGGGCGGTGAGGTGGAAAGCGAGCAAATCACCGAGGATGTGCAGAAAGCTCTGTATTCGTGGTTGCGTGGCGCCGGCAAGCAACACAAAAAGAAACTCGGGTGGTTACTCAACAAAAAGTTTCGTGGAACCCGGTTGTCAATGCGGGTGCCGCAGCGTAAGTTCGTTGGTGTCACAGACAGGACACGGCGAGATGTGAAAAAGATCGTCGGCGTTTATATCATGGAGGCGTGACGTGGCAGTACCGGCAGCACTGGCGGGAGAATATACGAACAACGGAGCGTTGACGCACTCCATGCTTCTCGGTCTTGAGGTAAGGAATCAAGCCGAGTTTGACACGTGTTACCAGCACAAAAACTGGTGCTCTGTCGCCAGCGGTTGGGTGGAATACGAAGAGGATTCGTGGACGCTCTCGGGTGATGACGTTGTCTTGAATGATTACGGCCTCCCGAACAACGTACCATCTGGCAAAGAGCATAAGTGTGCTCTCCAGAATATATGGTCTTCTTATGTGGGCCGTGGCGGCGTCAACGATGGTACATACCCAAAAGGAAAGTACATCCTCACGTATGACGGGTATGTCGATACGATCGAAGTTCTAGGTGACGGTGTCACCGTCCTAAGCGAAACCATCGGGCGAATCGAGTTTCTGAGCGATTCGTCTGATTCGATCACGTTGAAGATTAAGGGGACGATTCACGACACGCTGCGGAACTTCGTGTGTGAAGAAGAAAAATACGAAGGTGACTTTGCGCGTGGTGATTATTGGTATCCAGGGTTCTTGAACGAACTCCGTGGGTTTCCCGTGCTGGAGTTCGAGGCGTGGGACATCTGCCCAGCGTGGCCGACAACAAACACGCCGTATCCGACGTGGGCACAGATTCGGGACAAAGAGTGGTTCGGATACTACGATAACCCGTATTACAGTAATAGTTTGTCTTACCACGTGGCGGGAAAAGATTTCCGTCACATGCCATACGAGTTGCAGGTTGATCTCTGCAACAAGCTGGAAATTGATCCGTGGATAACTATTCCATATTGGGCCAGTGATAGTTTTGTCACGTCACTGGCTACGTACTGGACGAACCGGTTACATAAAGGCGCAACGATATACATCGAGTATGCCGGGGAACCCTTTTTTAGTGGCAGCGCCGCATCGCCATCCACACAGGGCGCCAAATATCTATACGATACGGGCGTCGCGAATGGTGACACTCCGCCCCAGCCGACGGCCTACTGCTCCAGAGCAGAAGAAGTTTTTGCTCTGTTTAAGGCCAGCAGTAATCACACAGTAAATGCGGCCGTTACTTCGGGAACAACTGACGGTGGTTACTTGTGCGCGGATTGGATCGACACCATAAAATCCACATACAATTCTGGAGATATGGCCTCGGTCGATCATTGGTCTACGTCGATTTATATCGGCGGACAAATAACACCCGCAAGTGGCGGGCTGAACCATACCTGGAATTGGTGGAGAGACACTGGAACGTATGAAGATTTCAATGATGAAATAAACGATGCAATCGATGCCAAGGTAACGGCGCTTGACACACTGAAAACAAACATTTCAAGCACGGGCTTGCCACTTGGGATGTACGAGTTCGGGTTTTCCGCCGCTGTAGATGATTACTGGTCAGAAAGCGACACGGTAAAACAAGAAGCGGACGCGATTGGAGATAAGCTTCGTGCGGCCTATGAAAGCGAAGATGAACATTGGCGCTGCACTTATCTGCTAAACAAGTTGCGGGAGATTTGTGATGCCGTTGTAATTTGGTATTGTTCCTCTACGGCACGATATAACCCGGTTCCTTGGGGACTAGCGGACAACAACCTTACGCTTAAAACGTTCGCGCAAAGCTCTTCGGATGTTCCTGACAGCGATGATCCGAGGTATTACGCCGTAAAAGAATTCGTCCGCGGCGAACGGATTGGCATCGCAGTCACGGACACCAACATCTTGAGATCGCCTGGACGCCTTGTGGCATCACCACAGGACTTGACATTAAGCTTCCCCTACGGAGGCGTCACCGTCGGGCGGACAAAGCTTGTGGCCTTGCAGCCCATAGGAGAACGCCTGGTAGTCCCTAGCGAGGGGATCGGCGGAGCCGGCGACATTTTGGAGGGAGAGCACCGTTATGCGCTGTCCTGCTTCCTCCGTGGGTGGACAGATCGGGCCATTGAATATCTTTGGTCCGACGCTTACACGGAAGGATCGGTGACTGGGCACGCAGTTTTCTCCATCCCCGGAACTGTCCAAACTGGTGAGTCCGTTGGGCCTCGTTCGGTGTGCCTGCTGTACGTTCCGGACGACACGCTTCATGCACCGGCATTGCTCCTGTATAATGCTTCTGCTAATTGGATGAGCGGCGCCGAGGTGGCGCTGCAGCGGCCGGAAGAGTTTGGCCTGCCAATCGCCTTTGATTGCACGAAAGATGCGTATGGGCGTGTCCTGACGATAGGGCTGATCGATGACTTGTCATTGTAGGTGAGACATGTTTTGGAAAAAAAAGGACTCCGAGAAGCCGGGTATCCCGATAACCAACGATAACTATACCCGCTGGCTCCAGGCTGGGCGCCCGCCTTTCTGGTGGTTCATGGGGTTGGAGGAGCCCACCCAGCAGGGGCTTGCGGATCTTGGAACGGCTCATGTCCTGGACAGTTCGCTCATGCAAGACGAATCGGCAGGAACCCAGGATCGCGACGACGAAGCATCCAAAGCCAAAGCGTTGGCCGAGGAGCTGATCGCCGGGATCGCGGGCGGTAAACGTCCAGATCCTGCCACCATGTCCGGCTTGGGCAAAAAACAGGCCGAGCAGAAGAACAGTCAGGGCATGAGCCGCTCCATGTTTGGCCGGCCACCGGATGAGGCAGACGGATGAATCCCACCCAGATGGCACAGCAGATCAAACACGAACTCCAGAGTGTCGTCTGGGACGTCTCGGACGGCACGGGCGAGGTAGTGTTTGGATCCTATGGTGTTTATGTCTACGCCGGCGCCATTTTGGACGATAACAACCTACCCACGACGTTTCCATTTGCGTTGGTGACTATCGATCAGGGGACACCGGATGATGACGATCCGGACTTGGTAGAGCAGAACTTCACTGTGCTTGTAGCCGCTGAAGTGTTTGGGGATCGCGTGGGAGAGTTTGCGGTTATCGGATCAAGCCGATCATCCTATGGCACCTCGGCCGGAGCCGGGGTGGCCGAGGTCATGTCCAGAGCACGATATGCCGTCCAGGATTTGACGGGCGTGGACGGTGCCCCGATCATCATATCCTCGACGGGGATTGCCTCCACCAATGTTCTGGAGGACAACCGCAATATTGCCATGCAGGAGCTCACACTTACAGCTTTATGCTCAAGCCAGGAGCACTATAGTCCGCCCCAGAAGCTTGCCTGGGATGGGGACGAAACCTGGACATGGGAAGGTTCCCATTGTTCCAGCCGGTTTGACTTTATTCAGTACCGTATGGGGTATGTATCGGGTGATGAGCCGGTGGAAGAGGTGGGATCGTTAGACGGAACCGTAGACACGACGGGAAATGAGACGTTGACACACGCGCCTACGTCTGGGCGAACGTATTGTATCTTTGCCGAGTACCAGCCCCGCCAAGTCGGTGATGGAACGGATACGGCCGCCGGTGTCAGCGATGGGCGTATTGTAGGAGCTTTCGTTACGATATGAACCGCAACGAGGACATGGTGTTCAAGCCGGACCTGGGCCGCTCTGTGGGGCGTAATGCCCGCACACGGGGCGCCATGGACCGCAAGATTCACCGCTCCACGCGCAAAGGGAAGCTCTACAAGATCATCAAGCGCCACGCCCATACACGCATGCTACGCCGTGCGGCGATGTCTCGCGGCATTATGCGTCGCATGGGAACCCGCGCTGCGCTTCGTGGGGCGGTTGGGCGGGGTGCCGCGACGGCAGGACGGGCCGCTGCTACGAATCCTATCGGGTTGGTGGTGGTGGGTGCTGTCTTGGCCGGCCTGGTGGGGTTGCGTCTCGCATCGGGCGAGCCCCTCGAGGGATGGGGAGAAAAACTGAACGAGATGTTGCTCGGCGATTTGGATGAAGAGGCGCGTGCCAACATGGCCACCAGGAGAATGCTGAGCACGCCGAGCACGGCACGAGCTCTTGGGCTTTTGAACCCAGACCCGTCGAAGAAGCCCGTGCTGCCGGAGGCGTTCAACCGGCGCGCGAAGTTCTATCAAGAACTGAACAAGATGCAGCAGGATGGCGAATCTCTTTTTCGTCGAGTCCTGCCGGTGAACAGCACGATTGACATGCTGATTGTTCGGATCGCCGACGCGATCAAAAGGGCGTGGAGAGAGGCCGGCGGCCCCGAGGCTGTTGAGGCCTTGTGTAACGCATTTGGCAATCTTGTAGCGGCGCTCCGGTATGTCATGCAGGTTCCAGGATACCTTAACCGCGGATACATGCCAATCTAATGGCGGAAGAAACCAAAGTACGAGTTCGGATCGATACGCGCAGCGCCAAGGCGCAGCTCGAGGGCTTGATGAAAACGGCACGCAAGGCGCCCGGACGCATTGCGGCACGTATCCGCGGTGAAGCTTTACGCGGCATTGGGCTTGGTGCCGGAATCGGTATCGGAATGTCCGCCATTCGTGGGCCGACGGCGCAGGGGTTTGGCGATGTAATTGGTGAAGCCTTTGGTGGCTGGGGTGAGGCGCTGAAACGGTGGGCGCTTGGAAATATGGCCTCCGAAGCCGAAGGCATGAAGCAAGCACGCTCTGAAATGCAACAAGCCTATGGTGTGCTCGCCGGAGCCCAGGACTGGAAGAGCCTTCCTACAGGTGTTCGTGCTCAATGGGAAGCTCTGAAGGCGCGCCGGGTTGAAGAGGCAAGAGGGCGGGAAGTCATACGTCGACAGACATATGACGACCAGTTTTTGGAGAAGTTGATAGAGCGCCTGGGAAAAGCATTTGCAGATGCCGCCACGGCGGCGGTGAATAACATGAAAGACCTGCTGTCTCAGATGTTACCGTGGTGATGTATGGCTAAAACCAACCCGTTTCGAATCACGTTCGGTGACCGGCAAGTCGGCGGCTCCACGGTGTATCAGTTGTTCGGCCCGTATGTATTTGACAAGTCGTTCACCAACCTCCGGCTCGTTTTTGATGTGCTTGTCACGGCCGACGATATTGCCACGCTTAAAACCCGGGCTGCAAACCTGGAAACGGACTTCTCCAAACGACTCACGCATGCGCAAACCCTGATTATCAGCCTCGACGGGAACGATTGGACCTACACCATGGGTTCCACGTTACTCAACGCCGAGGCCAGCATTTCCAAAACGGGCAACGAGGAGACGGATCGCGGGTTGTCCCGGATGTATACCGTCACCATCGAAGCGGAACTCCCAGCCGACGACAACGGGCTTCGGGATATCCAGGTGCAAGTGGAGTATGAGCCGAGCCGCCGAAAAGTGGTAACCATGATCGGAACATATACAGCCGACTCGGATGCCAACGCGAAGGGGAACTACGATACCAACTTTGACACAGAGGCCACGAACTATCTGACAGCCATTGATGCTTCGGCCACGTGGGAGTTAGTGAGCGAAAATCACTCCATGGATCGTCAGATGGACAGCGACGATGACCCATATTCTCACATATGCGAGTTTCAACGACAGTATGTGGAGCTGCTTTACCCCCAGGGGACCGACACAGACAACACTTATATCCGAGACCATCGGGTAATTTTCAACAACATGAGCCAACACCCGGGAGATGCTACCGAGGGAACCTATAGACTGCAGCGTGTTGTAGCTACATATGATTGTTCTGTGGATGTCGAGCAGTCCACGGATCTTCCTTCCGTTTTCGATTCCGTGGTAAAACCTAATCTGAAGAGCGCGTTCATTGCGGAGTTCACGCCTACGGTGTACGCCGTGGAGGAGCAGCGGGTTTCCTACGACGAAACAAACAACCGCATCTCGGCCATGATGCAGTTCATTTTCCAGCCCGCCGGTGGTGGAACTATTCTGGAAGGATCGGCGTCATTGACGTATCGCGAAAACCGCGCTTTGGATTACACGCCGGTTCACCTGGAGAACGAGTTGTCATTCCACGTAGACGCTGGGTGGCTGACAATGGAGCGAATCTACGAACGAACATTTGTATACCTTGGGTCGGCCAGTCCCCAGTACAGGCTTAATTCGCCCTCGGCCGGTGGTTCTATTGGATCATCGCGCCCAGGAGGATCGCAGGGCATTCGTGGAGCTATCGGCTCTTCGGTAAACAATACTGCGTTGTCTGGCGGTGGCCGTTATGGTAGCAACGATAACGGCGTGGATAACTTCCCCAAAACAAGCGAGACAAAGCCGGTAAAGTCCGGCGGATGGAATACAATTGCAAACCAGAGTCGTGCCGAAACGATGTGGGTTGGTGATCCAGATGAAACGCAGATCGAGGTGACTGTAGTCACTGAATCTTTGCTCCAAAGATATACCGTCGAGCCTACAGGTGCCGGTGGCATTGGCGGGCCGGGTTCTGGTGGATGATATGGCATCTGTCCAGAAAAAACCACGGATCACGCTCGGCGGCGTCCCGCTCGCCGGATCATCACCGATACAGTGGCAATTTGTTCGTGGCACCCAACCATATACCACGACGATGACGGTTCACCGGTCCAACTGGCCGGAGTTGCGGAATCGCATGGGTGAACCCCTTTCGCTGGTAATCTCTGGCGGTGACACGCTGGAAATCAAGAACCTGTTCATTCTGCATTCCGCACCAAGTGATTCGCCCAACCGCGCCAATTTCATCGTGGCCGATAAACGGTGGCGGTGGCGGTACAAATTGATCGTTCGAGACTACAATATTCCAAGAAAAACAGGAGACCGGACTGCTCATTACGAGAGCGTTCCTATCGAGCTGGGTAAAGTAACCGACAGGTATGACTACTTGTCCTATTCGCTTGTGAACGGCGACATCAAGTGGACTCCTCAGGAAGCACTCCGGGACTTGATGCGCGAGATGGAGTCCAAGGAGCAAGGCAATCCTGCCGGTGGCTATCGGTTTGAATCGTTTCCCATCAAGGAGAGCAAAGAAGGCTCTGGGATCAGCCTCGAAAATGTAATGTTGCGTGACAGTTCCGACGTTGCGCTTGATCGGCTGATGAGCTACATCCCTGGCGTCGATGTATACATCAACGCGGAAGGGTTGGTGGTATTCTTCGATGGGACGGATATTTCCGCGACAGAAGATTACTTCAAAAACCTGCCTGTAACTACCTGGGCAGGTGATCGCGCTACCTACGTTGAACGGCACGCCATTCGTCCCAGTAAAGTGCATGTCTATTACCAGCGGGAAGTAGAGGCAGTCTTTGATTTCTCCGATGACTACGGTAGCACGGTGGCAAGCCCAAACCGTGATGACGCTTTTCTGGAGAATGTTTTACCCACAGTAGATCCAGAGACGGATGTCCAACAGTATGATCCGGTGACCAACCTAGTAAAGACATCTGAGGATGTCCCACCGGGAACGTGGGTTCCAGTATCGTACTGGTTGGACGCGATGGATGACTCGAGACCCAGCATTTCTGAGCCGTGGACATGGGACACGATTAAGTATTTTTGGGTAGATGGACGCCTGGAGGCTGCGCTTGGTGGGCGTGACACGCTGGATGACTCGGTAAATGCTAACGTTGGCGCTCGTGTGCATGCTCTCTTACAGCACTTTCGGCAGACCTTCAGGATCAACCGTCGGTACATGGAGAGGATTGCCGCGATTAAGCCACAGCGCGTTGGTATCCTTAATCCAGTAACCGGAGCTCGTGCGCCTGCAGCGGTGTGGAGTGAGTATAGTTACACGCCGAGCAATAAAGGGTTTCGCTTCCTGGCGGACTACATCACCGGTGACAAAGCCAATCAGTGGATCAACGTAGACGGCCTAGTGGAGCACGATCAAGGTGCCAAACTGATTGACACGACAGCATCACCGGCATCAATTCAGCTACTGGATCCGGAGCTCGGGGTGTTCCGTGTCGAATGGTTGATGAACCCATACGGTCATATGGCGAAGATATTTCCGTTCCGGATAGGTAATAGCGGCGAGCGCGGTGCTGTTACGCGTGATTTGTCCAAACAAGTAACGGACATCATGGGCACGGGAATGCGTATCACGGGCGGCTCCAACAGCATGGAGGTGCGAGATACCTTTGAGCTCAAGGCCATGATGACGATCATCCCCGCGGCACCGAACAACAAGACCAAGTTGCATCGGGTGGAGGTCAG